CTGTAGTTGTTGTATTATCTTTTCCAAATCCGACATTCAAAGCAGTTCTTAATTGGTTAATATATATCTGAGATACTCCCAGTTTGTAGAATAATTCACTTCTGATACGGAAGTATTTATAAAGAGCCTTTGCTCTACCTCCCATCTCTGCCTTACCATCAACCATCTTAGCATCTATATTATCAGTACAGTCAGTAGCTGCAATGGAATCGATTACTAAGAGTATCGGTTCATTGTGAGTTAATTGAGAACGTAAATAAATTGCTAAGTCTGCTACTACGTCTGCAATATACTCAATACGGGTATCATTAACAATGGTTACTCTTGCAGGGTCTACTCCATTAATTTCAGCCCATGAATTCATCCAGGATTGTTCAGCATCTACCCATATCACATGACCTCCAAGTTGTTGAGTAGCATAAGCAAAGTTATAAGCCACCAAAGATTTACCAGAGGATTCTTCTCCAGCAATCTCTACGATTTTACCATAAGGAATACCCTTACCAAATAAGTAGTTCAGAGCAAAGAAAGTAGATGGTATATATAAATCGGTATCAGTAACTTCTGAAGCTAATTTAATCATACTTCCATATTTCTTTGCCATCTCATTTGCTGTTGGTACTTTTAAACCAACCTTAGATTTCTTTGCCATAATGTAATGTCTTTAAACTAAAGAAGGTGATAACAGAACGAATCTAATTACCACCTTCGAATGAAACCATATTACTAACCCTTAAATATCCGATTTGTATTTTCTTTTCTTTTTCTTGGGTTCATCATCTTCCATATAATGGTCTTTGTGAACTCCCTTTTTCTTTTTCTTCTTGGATTTATCATCATCATCGTCATCCCCATGGTCTTCATTTAGATACTGTGAAAGTAAATCTTCCAACTCATCATAGGATTTGATTTGAGAACGAACTATTCCCTCAAGGTCAATTGTACCTTGGTATTTCTTATCCAACTTGGTTGGTTTGCAAGCACGGGCAGAATAGGTAGTGTCTAGTTTACCAGACCCAGAACGAATTACCTTAATATCGTAACCAGTTTTTGGGTCGGTCATATCACCTGCCTCATCTTCATCAAGGTAAAGGTCAATGATATCCTGGTATACTGAGCGAGGAACTAAAACTCCCTTATCTTTGCCTTCGTAATCTACCTTACTACCCTTTTCATCTGAGTAAATGATACCACCGATAACATATCTTCTTCTTGGTACCAGGTTCTTGGCAAGTTTCTTGTCATCTTCATCCTTGGAGTTTTTCAATTCTTGGTATTTCTCCATGAATGGGCAAGGTTCATCAAAAGTAGCCGGAGATATAACTCCTCCCAAATTGCCCCCCAGATAGAATTGAATAATTTCGATACCCAATTCTTGGTCATCACCTGGAGATTTAATTCTCATTCTCAGGGTTCCTTCTTTTGGATATACCAACCCACTTCCATTTCCCTTAGATTCTAGCTGTTTCTTTCTAGCTAGCATCTTTTCTTTTGTAGAAAGACCCTCTGATGAAACTTTCTTTTTCTTCTTGTCTTTTATCATAATTATTAGTTTTAATTATTCGGTTCTGAGTAAACTACTTCGTTCATACTCAATACGGTAAGAACGTTTTTCTCTAAAAGCTGTTTGAGAGCAGGGGATAGTTTGTCCGTTTCGAATTCAAGTTCTTTACCTGCATACAAACCATAGGTAACTATTCTACCTACAGCAACCAATTCTCGGTAGGTTTTGTATTCTTCAGTAATTTCCCCACTCTTTACTACAACCCCTTTACGAGGAACTCCCTCTTTTACTTGTTCAGGGATAATCAAACCAGATTTAGTTTGGTTTACCTCCTTGGGAGATAAAATAAGTACCCGGTTTTCTGTTGGGCATCCGGGTAATTCTTGATTAAATTTCTCAGCTACAAGAGATGAGATAAATGTCATTGAATAATTCATATTCTAATACTGTTTTTAAAAGTTAGTAATTGTTTATAGTTTTATAGTTCAATGGGTTAACAGCATCTTAGATTCGCATTAATAGTTCTTAGTATATTCTCCCGACTCTCATAGGCTTTACATATAGTTATGAACTTATTTGCTTTTTCTACAGCTTTCAAATACCTTTCATTGATAGAAGAGTATTTCTTGTTAAGGTTTGCCTTATGAGATACGTATTCATTATTCCATCTCTCATTAGCATCCTTATAATATAACCAGGCATTCGAATAAGCTTCTTCTTTTTCCCTTGCTAGAGCATCTCTTTCTTTTATATACTTATCTCTCAGGGAAGCAAGTACATAATAACTAGAAGGAGATTCTCGTAGCTGAGAATTAATGATATTCTCATTGATAGATAATTCTTTTTGAATATCAATCTCAATAAGTTTACCTTCAAATTTAACCTTTAGTTTTTTCAGTTCCGTCTTCATAAACTTCTAATAGGTTTTTAAAGTCTTCTTTACTAAATTCCCCCTTACTTATTGCTTTAGTTACTTGAGCAAAAGCCATTTGATAAGAGAGTTTCATACCCGGCAAATTAAGAAGAGATTTATAGATGCTTATCTTATCTACCAAAGCCATTAATCTTAAGTCGCATAAGTTATCAGTACCACCTCTATCTAGTAATGCTAAAAATGCAGCCCAATAAATATGGGTGGCATCTTCATAAGCAAGTTTACCATCCTCATCTGTAGCCATTACTTTAAAAGCTAATCCCTCTAAAGTAGTAAGATTAGTTTGTACTTGAGATAACTGAGTCTTTAATCGGTTAAGTAACATTTTTTCTTGTCCACTCAACCTTAGATTAACTACATCTAAGTACTTAAGTAAGTTTTCGATAGAATAACCTAAACACCCTGCAACCATATAAGTAAGGGCAGTTAACTTACTTGCATTATCAATCTCTTTCTGTGTTGCCATAATTCCATAAATTTATATTATTTATATAGACATAGTATCTTCTCTTTTCACTCCTGTAATGGTAGATACTGAATCTGAATACTTTATATTAGTTTTACAATTAGGACATTGTACTATCCTAAAATAATCTCCAGATTTATTATAAACCCCAAAAGTTTCACTGGTATCATATTCAAATTCGCAATCACATACTGGGCATTTAGCCCTCCATACTGTGGGTCCGTTCAAAATCTTTTTCATAACGTTTTCTTTTCTTAATATATTTATATACTAACATTGGTGATATCCCATACTTCCTAGCAAGTTTTGCTTTTATCATACCAGTATCATACTCATAAAGTAATTGAAGTATATCGGGTCTACTTAACTTTGTATCTGAAAATTTAAACCTACCATCTCTAATACATTGTTGAGTATTTTCCTTAGCAGTACCCCAATATAAGTTCTTATAATGATTATGAGTTCTTATATTATCCTTATGACATACATACTTATGATTATTTGGGTTTGGTACATATACTAATGCTACTAATTGATGAATGTTATAAGTATACCTATATCCATTCGTATCCCTAATAGAAACTATAACGTATCCGTTATTTTTAATTCGATTAAGGGATAATTTTACCCAACCTTTACCCTTATAATTAGAATATACCTTACCATTCTTGGTAACATGGTAATTAGGGCAACCAATGCAATCTAAGTTTCCCTTTAAAATCTTCCTCATACTGCTTTATCTCTTTACTAAACAATTTAGGATAATCCTTAATGATTACATTCTTATACTTCTTATGTTCTTCCATATACTCCTCTACTGAGAAATCTGGTTGAAGCATCTTTCTATAATCATACCCAGGAATAAAAGGTAATTCTTCTGCCATTGACCTACCAATAGTAAAGTCCATTGACATATCTACATCATCCACTTGAAAACCAAAATATTTCTTAGTACTGGGGTTTCTCAATATATCCCATATTTTAAAAACAGTCCAAGTATTAATATATTCAGGCTTTGAGTAAAAATAGGCTGCATCATGAACAGTTGCTACTTCAAGCATACGGGGTAATTTACCTTGTCGCATTAACCAATAAACAAGAATAGCTCCGAAGTTGGTCATATTTGCTGCAGCACCTTGACATGGGAAATTGAGTCCCAAACGAATAGCATAAGCAACTTCTTGTTTGTCGTTTGAGTATATCTGGGGTAATCTTCTCTTAGTACCAAATAACTGGGTATAATACCCATGCTTACGAAGAAATTTCTCTTGCTTCTCTTTGAACTTAAGTATCTTTGGGTGTTTCTCAAAGAACTCCGCCATTTCTTTATGGGCTTCTTCTTTAGTAACTATAATACCAGCTTTTGGGTCGGATAATTTTACTGCAAGTAAAGCTTCTCCAATACCATAAATCAAACCGAATGCAATTTGCTTAGCTTGTTTTCTTCTAGTCTTCCATAATTTATGGTCAGGATGATTTTCATCTTCGTATATTTTAGAGGCTTCCTCAATTGATACTCCATATTTTGCTGCTGCTATACCCAAGTGAGGGTCAGCCCCCTTTGCAAAAGCATCAAGATATGTTTCATCACCAGATAGATGAGCCATCATTCTTAACTCTGCCTGTGAGTAGTCAAATGCCATATATAAATATCCCGGAGGAGCAACTAATTGTTTCTTGATATTGGGGTCTACCGATGTCTTTGGTATCTGCTGCATATTTGGGTCTGCAGAACTAAACCGATTAGAGTCTGTACCATGTATATTATACCTACCGTGTAATCTAGAATCATCTTGTACCTTTTCCCACCATCCATAAATATAGGTCTTATACATTTTCTCTAACCCTCGTAATTCAAGAAGCTTATCAAGGAATATTGCCTTTGGTGAATCTGGCTTTTTAATCGTTAACCTAAGGTTAGTAAGAGTTTCTTCATCAGTACTTGGTTTACCAGATTCATTATCCTTAATCACATCAAAATGAAAGCCATCTTCTGAATACATCAATGCAGGTAAATCAACTGGGCTACCCAAATTAATGGGCCTTATTAATTCTTGTTCCTTTTTAGTTGTGAATATACCTGCTTTGATATTTGAGATTTTCTGTTCCCTTGATGCAATCTTCCGTTTATCTTTTGGGTCATTATAATCTAACTCTTCAAGTTCGTCTTCAATAGACTGAATATATTTATCAATCTTTTCTTGGTTATACTTCTTTTCGAATTTCTTTACTCTTGGCAAAGCGTATATTACGTCTCTAGCAGCATCTATTTTTGGTTTATATTCTTCCAAAAGCTTTTTATTGAACTCAGTATCTAGATATAAACCCTCCTTTTCTACCGATGTTAGTACTCGTGAATTACACATGAATAAATTACGGAATACCGAATACATACCTAAATCCACCAACTTCTTCTCAAAGAATATCATTAACCTAAGAGTATAATCTGTATCTTGACACCCATAATGGCAAAGTGGGTCTAATTCTTTTTTATCCCAAGGTATTTTATCAAAAGCATCTTGTTTCTCATAATTACCATGCTCAGGCAAATACCTTCTTACCATTGATTTTAGGTCATGGGGTTTTTCCTCATTAAGAACATATTTTGCAAGCATACCATCTAAACAAGTACCCCTATAGAATATTTTATACTTTTGGTTTATCTGGTCATCAAACTTCCAGTTCCATGCAACCTTTACAATGTCATAATTCTCGATTACCTCTTCCCCAAATTTCTTTAGCATCTTTTTCCAATTCCAACCCGGTGAAGTATAATCTTTTGTTTCGAAATGGTCTAAAGGAATGGAAGCACCAAACCCTGGCATCCAGGATACTGAGAGTATAGTTGGCTTAAAACCCTTATTATATATTGGTTCTGCATTTGTTTCGTAGTCACAGCAAGCATAACCTGTAGCTTTACAACAATCAATAAGTTTCTTAAGCTCTCTCTTGTTTTTTATTATTGTATACCGTGTCTCCATATTTTAAAATAGAAAAAGGGACATACCCACCAGTAGTAGATACATCCCTCATTATTAGTATTTCTCTTGTAAGTCTTCCAGATTAGATGCTAATGATGTCCAATCTTTCTTATAAGCATGAAGAGAATCGATTGTGTGATACAGATAACCCGGTTTTACTCCTACCTCTTTAGCTACATATTGCATGAGTCTCCATGCAAGATATACATCATTACCGAAATGTTGTACAAAGTCCGAACTTCTTTGATGATAGCAAATATGTAATACCTTCTCTCCTTTACCATTCTGACGGATAAGGAAATCATAATACATTGAGCAAGGTATACGTTTACTTCCATCAAGGAATCTTAAATCTGTACCATGGAATATAGGGAGTACTGCTTTACGAGTATCATTATCCCTCTTAAGAAGTTCAATAACTGATTGCATTGCTGAATCACAGTTAAAAGAAGTACTACCATAAATGTCTAACGAGTTCCAAATACGCTCTGGGTAGGTGTAATCAAACTTACCATTCACCAAAAACTGTTCCCATAAATCTTTTCTCAATTCCCAAGCTTTACCTGGATTTAAATCATACCAACCAATTCTTTCTTTAAACTCGGCATCTGCCCATTCCTTTGAATGAGAGAATATGAATAACCATACTGGGTCTCCAAGTGAAGTTAAACAATATTGTTGGCAAATGAGTTCTTTTGTAATAAAATCCTCATTACCTTCAATCACTTTATTTTGATAGGTCTTTGGTTTTACAGTTTGACCATAACTGTTGAGTTCTCTGCCCATTTCAGACATTAACTCAAAACTGTTAGAATATATCCTCATATTATATAAATATTTAATTATATGACATTGTAGAATTAACCCAGGTCATATGCCAGTAGCGAAATACAAAATTATCAAAATCCTCTACCTCTTTCATTAACAAGGGTATATCTGGTTCTGCACCGTTCTTTTTAATCTCTAAAACTTGGTAATAGAATTTGTTTACTAATCCTATCCGCTTCTGATTTAAAAATTCCCTAACTTCCATTGTTGTTCTTTTGTTTTAAAAGTTTCTTCTTATAGGCTTTACGTTGAGAGTAAGAAATTACATTCTCGGGATATTCTATATCCTCATATTCAAGAAGTAATTCTTTTGCTTTCATTGATTTATATGTTTCCTCATATAAATCTGGTCTGAGTACTTTAAAACTTCTAAAGAATACCTTGAATGAAGAGAATTCCTTCTCTGTACCCTTTTGGAATTTCTTCCATATCTCTTTTATTCTCTTATTCCAAGCATTCTCTTCTGCCCCCTTAAGTACCTTCTTCAATGGCTTATGGGTATGATACATTAGAAGTGTCTCCACATTTCCGTACATTTGAGTCGCGAATAGGTTGATTTGTACTGACTGATCCGGACCATATACGTACTCTGACATTCGTTGAATTAATAGGAAATCGAATATTAACCTCTTGGTAATCTCCGAAGCCCGAACTACCATTGTAATAACTGGGATGTCCTCCCCGAATCGTTTTGAAAAAGTCGCAGCTATTAGACATTGTTTACCATTATCATGATGATTATTGAACATATAAGTTATATTGTAATTCTGATTGTACTTATTTCTCAGTACTCTCAGTTTACTACGCAACAAGTCAAGCTTATTAAAATCTATGTAATTGTTCAATAAGCTAGTCCACTTAGTTTCTTTATAATTGAAACATCTCCCATAATCAAATTCTGGGTCTACCCAGGCATTGCGTATCTTTATAAATACGTTATACACTACTGCTACCCCACTATTGGCAATAGCCCCCTTTGCAAATAAAGCAGGCTCTAATCTTAGGAATCCCTCATTGAGTTTTTCCCATGCTTCTTGTGAGGTAGCAAATTCTAACGAATGGAGGGACTCCTCCGGATTAAGTTGAAGTCCCTCTAATTTATGGTTCCATCCTGACATGTTAATAATTAGTTTGTTGCCTCCATCTATTGAGACGTTGTTTTTTAAAGAATAAACTGAATAACCCTTGGTCTGTGAACCCATTCAATGCAAGGAATCCCATATATAGGTAGAAAGCTTTTACCAGTGATTCCTGGAAGTCTATCTCTTTAGTCATTACTTGGGTTTGTTTCCAAGGTCTAGACTTAAGGAAATTCCTTGCCTTGTTCAATTCATATATCACTTCCCATAAGTATAACTTCTCTGCCTCATGTGATAACTCATTCATCTTATGAAAACCAGGAATGTAAGAGATGATTTGTTCCCATTTACCATCTTCATCAAAAAAATCCTCTTCACAAATAATATCGAATTTCAATAAATTCTGGTAGTCGGAATATTTTACCACTAACTCTTTAACACCCATAGCCATCACATCAAATAAGTTCTTTGCCTTATTATAGCTAAGAATATCTTCAGGAAGTATATTTGAATATACTAGAAGAGTAAAGAAAAAGCCTAAAGCATCTGCTTGTTCTTCATTTGCATTAGCAAGAGAATTCAATATCAATTGACATTCATTTTCATTGAACATCTCGATATTCCAACCATTCTTCTGACATAATTCAAATACTTCTTCGGTAGATTCAAAACCCTCGGTAAGTTCTTCAATTACCCTACCTATAAAGTCCTTGAGTATTACCTGGTTCTTTGCATTATTGATATCAAATGGGTAATCAGGTAACTGTTCTATTTGCCTATATCCCTGCAATTGTTCTAACCCCAATTCATACATCTTTAATAGTACCCCATTAGTTTCTACTTTAGGTACTGGTTCACTTATATTTCTTATGTCCAAAATGTTAACTTTTATAATGTTTACCATTAAGATAATTACCAACAGTAGCATTACTAACCTTCAACCTTTTAGCTATGTACTTGTTAGTATTACCTTTTAATTTCAATCTCTCTAATCTTCGAATACTACGTACTGTTAATGAAGTATGAGGAGCAAATAGACCTCTTCTACTTACTCCATACATAGGATTATTTATACCTTTTAATTTCAACCTACCCTTATTAATGGCATCATATACATTATCTTTTTGAGTACCCCATTTAAGGTTCTCTAAACGATTATTCAAAGGGTTGTCATCTAAGTGCATTACTACTGGTAAATTATTCGGATTAGGTATATAGGCTTCTGCTACTAATCTATGTATTTTTACATTCTTAGATACCTTATTATTTCTAAGTTTAGTACGTTCGTATCCTTTATGGAAGAAAGTCTTTACGGGATGTCCCTTATTATAAAGCTTACCCTCCCGAGTAATATGATATCCTGGGAATCCTAATATATTATCTTCCACTATCTTATGTTTTGAGATGAACCAAATCCTTTATCTCCTCTGCTTCCCCACATTTGTGATTCAGTATAAAACTCCTCTTGCTGAATCTCCTCTGGCTCGGTAATATAAATGGGTACATGAATAAATTGTACCAGCTTTTGACCAGCCTCGATAACCTGAATTTCTTGAGAAGTGTTATATATCCCAATATGTATCTCTCCAACATAAGGGGAATCCACTATCTCGGCAGTAAAGATTAACCCTTTCTTAGTAGCTATACCAGATTTGTTTGCTGCCATTAACATAGATGCAGGAGGTTCTAGCAAACCTTTGATACCCGATGGGATAAGTATCCTATGCCCAGGTTGTAAAGCTATATGCCTTACGAAATGTACGAAATGTTCACTAAAGGGGATATCCAAATCATACCCTCCTGAATCTAATTCATTCTTAGAATGGATATCCTCTGAAGTCAGGTTGGTTGGTACATAAAAATCTAACCCAGCATCATTTGGGTTTGCTCTGTTGGGAGATATTACCTCCCTTACTTTGATAAATCTAAATCTGTTCATAATATATTACATTTACGTAAAAGTTGTCCAAAGGTTAATTTCTCGGGTCTAGAAACATGTACTCCCAATGAATTACACATTCTGATTACATCGGTAGAACCTTCCATACAAATGTTAGCAAGTACATCTTCTTGCTTTACAAAATAGTTTGGGTTGTTAAGGTATACCTTGAACATAGCCCATATCATCTCTATTGGTTTCATTATTTAGTACACTCTTTATAAAGTTCTCTAATACGTTTTC